GAAGATGTAACGTATTCACTCGTACCATCACTAAAAACGCAGGGTAAGAAGAAAGGATAAGATCATGGTAGCCAAAAAGAAGAAGACGCCGACACTCGAAGACATGGGTAGTTCAGAACCTATGCCAACGAATAGAATGCCAGCCAACACACAGCCAATGGCTCCGCCGACCAGGATGCCAATAAACGGATCATCTGGTATGCCTCCTGTAGCAATTGTGAAACCAAAAAAGAAAAAATGATATGCAAACGCAACCAGAAGTATCACCAGAAGAACTTGCAGAATGGCGCACCAGTCATATCACAAAGAAAGTGCTTGAATGGATAATCATTGAAAAAGAGATTGTCTCCGGCGCATTTGAACGTGGCGAACTCTTGAACATAGAGAACCCTGTAGTCACGCATGGCAACACGGCAAGAGCATGGGGACAGTTGGAAGCATTGAAGGCAATGATAGAATTTATGACCGATAGTAAAAAAACTCTTGCATAATCTTTTAAATGCTGTCAATAATGTTTTAGACACTTGTAAAAACAGGGATTTATGTTATGAAATCAATAGCGTCTAAAATTTTGGAGTTTCTGGACAGATGGCATAAAGGCGCAATGACTGGTGAATTGGTATTTAGAGTTATTTTCAACCAAGGTGGAGTACGCAGTGTCGGAATAAGCGAGAATACAAATTTAAAAATTTGAAGTAGCGTAATTTTAAGGATTGCTTGATCCCCCAGGTTAAAAACTGGGATAGATACGAGACCCGATAGAGTGCCAATAGTGGCGTTTTATCGGGTTTTTTTGTTTGTAAATAGGACTACTCGAATCCCCATGTAAGATGGGACACATACGAGACCCGATAGATAACCCTTAGTGGGTGTTTGCCGGGTTTTTTTTGTTTTTAGGAGGTTACTTATGAGTGAGCAGATAAGCCTGCACCCAACCGGCCACCATGTGGTCGTAAAAGTAGAAGAAGCCAGCGAGAAGACATCTGGCGGTTTGTATGTGCCGATCCAAGCAAGGGAGAAGCGCATGAACGAAGGAAACATTGGAATACTGATTGCAGCGGGGCCTCAAGCATGGAAAGCATTTGCAGACGGAGAACCCTGGGCGAAAGTCGGGGATCGTGTGCTTTGCATCAAACATGCTGGAGTTGCTCTGGACAAAACGCCAAATATTCGGCTGATGAACGATGAAGATATTTTGGCTGTAATCGGTAGCGAGACGGAGGTTTAAATCATGAGTGATGAACTGGCAGCAGATGATGCCGTAGAATCTGAGGAAACCGTAGAGGTTGACGAGACTCCACAAGCCGTTAAAGAACTTGCGAAGGCTCTTGGTTGGAACGAAAACTTTGAGGATAATCCAGATAAGTTTGTCGATGCAGCAACATATATCATGCGTAGCAAAGACATCAATACTGGACTCAGGAAACAGATTAAAGAAATCACGAATGTTGTTTCTGAGCTTAAAGTCCACAATGAACGTGTTTTCAAAGCTGAGGTTCAGCGTTTGACAGCGGAGCTGGTGGAGCTTAAAGCACAAAGAAAGACAGCGATAGAGGATGGTGACGTTGACCGCGTTGAAAAGATCGAAAGTCAGATTGACGATATTAAAGAGAAGACGGTCGGCCATCAGGAAGCTGCTCCGGTTGTCACTAATACCGTTTTTGAAGAATGGGTAGAGGACAATCAGTGGTATCGCAGTGATGAAGATATGCGTAAATTTGCCGATAAGGCGGGCCTCGAATACGAAGGCTTACCATTTGATAGGATTTTGAAACTTGTCAGAAAAGATATTGAAGCTGAATTCCCGCAGAAGTTTGGAAAGCAAGGAAAGGCGGTAGGTGTGCCTTCAACTCGTCCAGTCGCTTCTTCGGTTGAGTCTGGTTCAAAGCGAATATCACCTAATAAAACGACAAGATCGGAATCCGATTTATCATCGGCTCAAAAGAATATCATGAATCAGTTTGTACGGCATGGAGTCATGACCAAGGCCGAGTACATATCTGATTTGGTGAAACGAGGTGAAATATGAACGATCAATCTTTGGCCAAAGGGCCAGTAGGAAGGCCATCAAGAAGGCCAGTAAGTCGCCGAGTTGTACTGTCTGCACCGCAAAGAGCTGGGTATGTCAGACGATGGGTGAACGATGCTGAGGGAAGAATCAAGATATTTGAGGAAGGTGGTTGGAAGCCTGTCCAGAACGATCCCGGACTTGAGACCGCCGATAAATCAAGACTTGCTGAATCATCACTGGGAAGTGTCGTAACAAGGCATGTTGGAAACAGCATGAAATCCGTCCTGATGGAGATCAAACAGGAATACTTTAACGAGGATCAGGCGAAGAAAGCCGAGAATATCAAGGCCAGCGAGAGTGATATTTTATCACGTCGAGCAGATGGTCAGTATGGAAAGATTGAAATTGAACGATAACAATTCATTCTCTATAAAGGAGAAAAGATATGGCGAATACAGATAGTCCCTTCGGGTTGATTCCTCGCATGTACGCGAACGGATCACCTTGGAACGGCAAATACAATATTTATTATATCCCGGTCGGAAACGCTTCTGCTATTTTCAAAGGCGACCTTGTTTCAATGGCTGGATCGGCAAGTGCAGACGGTAAGTATCCTGACATTGCTCAGACTGCCGCAGCAGGTATCACCATTGTTGGTGTGGTCATTGGTTTTGGCACAACTCCTGATTTGATGTTTGACATCAATAACTTGACTCGCAATTACTGTCCGGCGCAAACGGCCATGTATGCGGCTGTTGTTGACGATCCCAATGTTATTTTCGAGATTCAGGAAGATTCTACGGGTGGTGCAATCGCTGTGACGGCTGTTGGTAACAATGCTGATGTCGTAGTTGGCTCAGGCAATACCACCACTGGACAGTCTGCAATGGAGCTTGATTCCAGCGACGTTGTTACTACGGCACAGCAGCTCCGGATTCTTCGGTTGGCTGATACACCTGATAACGTACTGGGGACAAACGCAAAATGGCTCGTTCGGATCAATGAGCACATTTACAATACGACAGTCGGGTCGTAAGGAGGATTGACACATGGGCGTAATGAATAGATCAAGTTTCGCCAAGGATTTATATCCTGGCGTTAATAAGTGGTTTGGTCTCAAATACAATGAGTATCCAAACGAATTTCTGCAAATTTTTGAAAAGAACACCAGCGATAAGGCGTTCGTTGAGGAAATGAGTGTTTCCACTATGGGAATGCTCCAGCAGAAAACGGAAGGTGGCGGGATTGCTTATGATGAAATGGCTCAGGGAAACCTGTATCGCTATACGTTCGCAACCTATGCTCTCGGATTTATGATTACTCGTGAGCTTTATGAAGATGGCTTGGCGGTTACTCAGGGGATGAGACGGGCGCAGGCTTTGGCTTTTTCTGCACGGCAGACACAGGAAACTCTGGCGGCCAATATCCTCAATCGTGCGTTTGATTCCAACTACACCTATATTGATGGGAAAGAACTTTGCGCTACTGCAAGGCCGCTTGGAAGATATGGCGGAACCTGGGCAAACAAACTGGCGATTGACTCGGACTTGAGTGAAGCGGCTCTTGAGCAGGCGTGTATTGACATTGGCAATTTCACGAATGACAGGGGTCTTAAGATCGCTGTTCGTCCACAGAAATTAGTCATTTCAAATTCTCTCCAGTTCGAGGCTGCGCGTATTCTCAAAAGTGACAAGCAGGCTGGAACCGCTAACAATGACATCAATGCAATGAAGTCAATGGGGCAGTTCCCTGGTGGTGTTGTTGTCAATCATTATCTGACTGATTCCGATGCCTGGTTTATTCTCACTGATTGTCCGGATGGCATGAAATACTTCGAAAGGCGTGCAATTTCCTTCGACACAGACAATGATTTCGAGACGGAAAATGCCCGGTACAAGTGCAGCGCGAGATGGGGGTTTGGAATGACAGATCCCAGATGCCTGCTTGGGTCAAGTGGCGCATAGCCTATAATTTCAATCACTTATGCGCTATCTATCATCCCGATAGGTAGCGCAATTTCACCCACTGGGTAGCCTTCGCTGCCTGTCTTAAAAAAGGATGGTGGACTTATGACGATGACAAATTTCCCAAATGGCGTTTCTTCTTTTGGTATCCCGATGGTTGGTTGTGGTATTCCTGCGACTTCCGGAACGGTTATATTCGTTGATGCTGACAATGGTTCAGATGGCGTTTCTCTGAAAAGCAATAGTATCAAGCGCGGGTTCAAGACGATTGCCAAGGCTTATGATCTGGCAACCACAAACAAAAACGATGTGATTGCATTATCTGCAAATGCCTCGCATGTACTTACTGAAATGCTGACCGTGGCTAAAAACAGAGTCCATTTTGTGGGACTTGACGGCGCAGGCAGGATGTATGGGCAGGGTGCAAAGATCGCTCTTGGAATTACCGGTGTTGCCACAAACCTTGGAACAATCCTGAATACCGGAGTTCGCAACTCATTTCAGAATATCAAATTCACAAACGCTGATACCGTGGCTCAGGGACTTTATACGTTTCTGGATGGTGGCGAGTATATGTTCATGGCCAACTGTGAGATTTACAAAAGCACTTTGCTTACAACCACATTGGCTTCGGAGTTAGTGATGAATGGTGATAGCGCACAAGTTGTGAACACAACTATTGGATCACTTGCAGATGCGCAGACGACTCAAACCATTAGAGCAAATATCAGAATGACAAAAGGACTTGCTGGAACAGGGCTTGTTGCCAGGGATGTAGTTTTCAAAAATTGTAATTTCTGGAAGAAAGCTGGTCATGTTGACAACAGGTTTGTTTATGGAGCCAATGCAACAGATGTCGAAAGAATGCTTTTATTTGACAACTGTCTTTTCTTTTCTCAGAAACTTTCAGTGGCCGCTCCTGCAC